AAATTATACCAACACTACAACTTTTAATGCTGCTACAAATCGATATGTACAATGGACACCGTCCGTTGCAGGGACATATTTTTATGCATGTTACGTGCATGGTATAGGAATGGGAGGAAAAATAACAATATCATGAGTATAACACACGCTAATTTTTTAACACAGGTAAGGAACTATACTGAGGTAAGTAGTTCTGTTTTATCTGATTCTATAATTCAAGATTTTATAAGAAACGTAGAATTGGATATAGCTGGTAAAGTTGATTATGATGATTTAAGAAAATACGCTACATCAAATTTTACAGCCGGTAACAGAGCCGTGTCCATGCCATCAGATGTTTTAGTATTAAGATCTGTTGAGCATATTGATTCTGGAGGCAATAGAACTTTTTTAGAAAAAAGAGATACTAGTTTTATTTCTGAATTTAATGGGACTGGTAAACAAGGAACTCCTAAATATTTTGCTAATTACGATGATTTTAATATTATAGTAGCACCAACACCTGCTGCTGCTGATGTAGTTCAAATTAATTACATAAAAGACCCACCACAATTTACTAGTACTAACAATACATTTATTTCTACCTACCAGGAATCAATGTTATTACACGGTGTTTTAGCTGAGGCTCTTAGATTTTTAAAAGGACCTATGGATATGTACAAACTGTACGAAACAAAGTACAATGAAGAAACACAGAATTTTGCCTTACAACAAATGGGCAGAAGAAGACGTGCGGAATACGATGATGGAGTACCGAGAATAAAGGTACCTTCTCAAGTTCCTAACACAACTTATTAATAGGAGAAAAAATGGCTATAACAACAAACGCAATATGTGACACTTTTAAAAAAGAGTTACTACAAGGTAAGCATGACTTTGATACATCATCTGATACTTACAAATTAGCGATGTACACTAGTTCTGCAACTCTAGGAAAATCAACTGAAAACTACACAACTTCAAACGAAGTTTCTTCACCGTCTGGATATACAGCAGGTGGAAAAGCATTAGTTAACCAAGGTGTAAAAGTTTCATCATCAGTGGCTATTACTGATTTTGCTGACTTATCATTTGTAGGAGTTACGTTAACAGCTAGAGGAGCTTTAATTTATAATACGACAACTGACGGTGGTTCTAACACTACTGACGCTGTTGCCGTGTTAGATTTTGGTGGCGATAAAACTGCAACTTCAGGAACGTTTACTATTCAGTTCCCTGCATTTACAACATCTGCTGCTATACTAAGATTATCTTAATCTAGGAGTCGTTCCCAGTGGCCTCAAAAACATTTACTGTTACCGTACAGAGCACTGGGAGCGGCAATAAATATCTTATTGACGGTGTCCAACAAAAGGCACTTACATTATTTGAAGGATCGAGTTATAGGTTTGATCAGTCAGACAATACTAATTCAAATCACCCATTAAGATTTTCAACCACCGATAACGGAACACACGCAGGAGGCAGTGAGTATACTGTCGGTGTTGTTACAAATGGAGTGCCCGGTCAAGCAGGAGCTTACACTGAAATTACAGTAGCTGACAATGCACCAACACTATATTACTACTGCACACAACACTCTGGCATGGGAGGTCAAGCTCTTACTGTAGCTCCACAGGATTTTACTATAACGGTTGTAAGCACAGGAAGTGGTAACAAATATTATGTAGATGGTGTTCAACAAGCAACATTACATTTAGCTAAAGGGGCAGCTTACAGGTTAGATCAATCAAACGGGTCTAATGGTGGTCACCCCTTAAGATTCTCAACCACCAGCGATGGTTCACATGCTGGAGGCAGCGAGTATACGGTTGGAATTACAACTAATGGAAATCCAGGTTATTCAGGAGCCTACACACAAATTTTGGTATCAAATGATGCTCCTTCAGATTTATATTATTATTGCACAAACCACTCTGGTATGGGTGGTTATGTATATACCTATTCTAATGCCTGGGGTGCATTAGAATGGAATCAAGGAAGTTGGGCTGCACAAGGAGATGTAGGTTTAAGCGTTACAGGAAATACATTAACTTCTGCAATCGGGAGTGCTTCTGCTGAGGGTATTATTCAAATAGGTTGGGGTGGTGATGCATGGAATGAAAATGAATGGGGTGATCTTTCTGGATCACAACCAACAATTACAGGTCAGTCCTTAACTTCTGCAATAGGATCAGAAAATGTAACTGCAGATGCAAATGTTTCAGTAACTGGATTAACATTATCCTCTGCTTCTGGTGAAGAGACTGCAGGTATATCATTTTTATTTGAGGCCACTGGGTTATCAATTTCAAGTTCTATAGGACAAGCTCAACATGGTATTGGTGCAATTGTTACTGGTATTTCTATGTCAGCAACTATTGGTGTTGCATCTGTAGATGAATCAGAATTAACAGGAATTGGTTGGGGACGAAGAGCTTGGGGTAATCTTGCTTGGGGTGAAGCTTATTCAGTTGCTCCTGTTGGTCAAACAATAAGCTCTGCAATCGGAACAGTCGCTGCTTCAGCAGACCATGCTGTTTCTGTAACCACTGCAGGTCAAATAACAATGACACAAGGAAGTCATTCTGAAAAAATAGATCAAGATATATTTGTTCAAGCAGCATCTGATCAATTAGATGGATTTGTAGGATCACCAGAAGTAGGTGGTTTGGCTATCGTTGATGTAACTGGTGTTTCAATGTCAATAACTACAGATGATGTTATTGCAGGTCTAAAAACCCCTGTAGATGTCACTGGAGTTCAAGCTACATTAGCACAAGGAAATACGGAATTAGTTCAAACTACAGTAGAGCCTGTAAGTGGTTTATCAGCTACAATGGCATTAGGCCAACATGCTGAAATACCTGGTCAAGTTATTGGAGTATCTGGATTACAAATTACATCCGCTTTGGGAGAAGAAGCACAAACAGCTAATGCATTAGTAACACCAACAGGCATAGTCTTGACTGGCACTGTAGGCAATAGTAATGTTACACCATGGTCTGAAGTAGATTTAGGCGTTAATAATTCTTGGCAACCAGTTGATTTGGCTGCTTGATTATTGTAAAATAGATTAATTAAGGAGTAAAAATTTATGGCATCAACATTTTCAAGTGATCTAAAATTAGAACTTATGGCTACTGGTGAAAATGCCGGTACTTGGGGTGATAATACAAATAATAATTTAAATCTTATACAACAAGCAATTGCAGGTTTTGAACAAGTAACTTTAAATAGTGGAGGCACACTTGCTCTTGCGATGACTGATAAAACAATTTCAAATGCAAGAAACATGGTAATTAAATTTGCTTCAGCAACTATTGCTGCTAGTACGATTTGTACAATACCAGACTCCATAGAAAAATTTTATATTTTTGATGCAACAGGATTAACAAATCCATCAAACCTTCAAATAAAAACTGCGTCAGGAACAGGATTTACTTTAGATGCTGCAAAAATTTATGCTGCCTATTCCGATGGTACAAACTTAAATGAAGTTTCTTTAGACACTCTGGGGGGCACAATTGGTACTGCGCAAATAGCAGACGATGCTGTTACTTATGCTAAGATGCAGGATACATCAACTGCAAACAGAGTTTTAGGGGCCGTATCTGCAGGTACTATTGGTGAAGTTCAAGTACAAACTGCAATGATTGCAGATGATGCTGTAACGACTGCAAAAATTGCTGACGATGCAGTAGGAGCTGATCAACTTGCAAACACAGCTGTTACTGCTGGTAACTACACTGTAACTTCTTTGACTGTTGATGCTCAAGGAAGAATAACGGCTGCATCTTCAGGAACTGCAGGTGGAGGATCAGAATATTTAACATTTGCTGCAGACGCAAACACAACTAACACTCACTCTGGAAATTTTAGTATTACATCAGGAAAAGTAGCTGGAGTTTATTTATGGGGTGGTGACGGTGGAAAAGGTGGAGCGTCATTAAATGCTGGGGGAGGCGGCGCAGGAGGCCGTGGAGCGTTTGGTTTTTGGAACGTACCAACTTCAGTAACTTCAGCACCTTACGCAATTGGAACAGTAGGAAATTCAGGAGCGAATGCTCACGGAAACTATAAAGGTGGTGCAGGGGGTGCAGGAAATGCAACGACTGTTGATGTTGGACCTGGAACTTTAAGTGCAGGTGGTGGTAACGGAGGAAATGCTCCGCCAAATTGGAACTCAAGTGGAGGTCCTGGATCACAAGGTAACGTTTCTCCATCAGGAGATTATAACAACTGGGCCTTTCCAAGTTTCATGAGAGGTTATGGAGGTACGGGTAATTCATCATCTCCAAGCACATCTCAACAAGATGGATGTATAATAGTTTGGACAAATGAAGGAGCATAATGGCATATTTATTATTTAACAAAGACCAAGAAAATGTATTATCAACTTTTCAAAAGTTAATTGCTAATGACACTGAATTAGCAAATGTTCAACCACAACAAGAAGCTTATAAAGTAATAACTTGTTCTGATGATGATTATAATTCTGTTAAGTATAGAGAAAAATGGCCATCACATTATACTGGTGATACAGTAACTTTTGAAACAATAGATATAGATTATCCTGATAAAGAGGATCCAAGCGTACCTGCAGGTTATGATCAGGTAACTATGCAAGATCAGCTTGACCAAAGCAAATCTGCAATTTCAAAATGGGTTGCATCGCATAGCTCACATCCTGATTTTGATAAATGGAATAATTATTTAACTGAATTAAACAATCTAGATATTACAAGTTGGACTTACCCAACTATGAAATCTTTAGAAAAAGAGTTAAATGATAGAGGACAAACAAGTTATAGTTATTGGCAACTTCCATAATTTAGTATATACACAGGGACATGTTCCCAAAGATTATCAAGTTCACTGCCGTAGAGGGATACGTAGACTTAAAAGAAGAACATCCACAACCAATTAAATTTAATTTACCTGAGTGGTACAAAAAATTATTTGATAAAAGTTTTGCACAAAAAACTGTAAAACAATGTATGCCTTTTTTAGATACACTAACTACAGGTTACGTTCTTAAATTACCACAAGATTTATATTTACATTACAGAAAAAAAGATGCTGATGGTAACGAAGGTATTTGGTACAAATGGGCTATGGATAACGTAGAATGGTGTGATGAAATTGGTTTAAACATAAACTGGAGAAAAGATGAGCAACATCCATGGCAACAATTAGATGGGTCTCCATTACTTGAAAAAAATGGCAAAATGAATATTTTAAAAATATTAAATCCTTGGCGTATAGAAACACCACCTGGATATTCTACTTTATTTTTATCCCCAATGAATAACTCTGATGATAGATTTGAAATAATACCGGGAATTGTTGATACAGATACATACACAAAAGAAGTGAATTTCCCAATTGTAATTAATGGTCATAAGTATAAAGAAGGATTTGAAACCACTATAAAAAAAGGTACACCATATGTACAGGTAATTCCTTTTCAAAGAGAGTCTTGGAAGATGGAGATAGGATCATTTACAAAGAAAAAATATATGCAAGATTTTGTGTTTCACAATTTAAATTTATGGAGAAGATATAAATCTTACTTTTGGCATAAAAAATTATGGAAATAAAAAATTTTATAAAAATATATGATAATATATTACCTCCTAAAGGTTTAACTAGTTTAATAAAATATTGTAATTTTATAAACTTTGAAGAAGCAAATGTAGGAGAAGGTGCTACCAAGAGAGTTGACTTTCAAATAAGAAGAACTTTTGTTCATCAGTTATCTAATCGCTCTGAATCAATGACAGAGGTACATTGGTGTAATTTACTTTATAAGTTTATAAAACAATATATTTCAAGATATAAAAAAGAACTTAATATCAACCCAAGAATAATTAGTGACGTATTTGTAAATGACATATCAATATTAAAATATAATACTGGAGGTTTTTACACTTGGCATACCGATCACTTTAATGGAAATCCAAGAACATTTAGTCTTATATATTTATTAAACAATGATTATGAAGGTGGTAACATTGTATTTGCAAATCCAGATTTGTCAGATGAATTTGAGATAGAAGTAAAACCAAATAGATTAATTGTGTGGCCAAGCAATTTTTTGTTTCCACACAAAGTAAAAACAGTAACGAAAGGAGTTAGATATTCTATAGTAGCATGGGCACTTTAAACGAAAAAGGTTATATACTTGTTAAAGATTTTCTTACAAAAGAAGAAACAAATTTGATTACACAACATTGTCTTTTCTTTCATCAAAACAATTTTATTGATCTTGAATTTAACGATTTTAGACAAAACAATAGTTGTGATACTGCTGTTTATTCAGACACCATTATGGAATCACTGATGATAAACAAAAAAGAAAAAATGGAAAAATTGACTAATCTTAAACTAGATCCAACATATAGCTATTGGAGGATGTATACAAAAAATTCAGAATTATTAAAACACAAAGATAGAGAGTCTTGTGAAATAAGTGTGACTGTCATGTTAGGGTCAGATTATAAACCTTGGTATTTTCATATAGAAGAAGATAAGTATGATCTTGAACCTGGTGATGCTATTATATACG